GTTTTCAGGATAAATGTAGGAGGATTTTATAGTAAAGACGGAAGGTATATCCCTTCATCACTTCCAAAGGGATTTTCAGACTTGATATTTGTAAATAAAGGCAAAATAGCGTTTATTGAGGTTAAAGTAAAGTCTAACAGACCAACGGCAGAACAGATTAATTTTATAAAGCAAATGCGTAAGATTGGCTGTAATGCAGGTGTTGCTTATAGTGTTGATGAAGCGTTTGATATTATAAAAGATTTGATATAAGAGGTAGTAAATATGGACCATTTAAAAGAATTGATAAATAGAAAGAATAAAGCTGAAAGTTTAGCAGCAGAGATATTAAATCAAGAAAAAAATTACATAGCTTATTTGGATATATTAGCAAAAATAAAAGAACTTCAGTCAAGTGGAAAAGAAGATGAGTACAATGTTGTATCTTTATGTTTAATATTGATTGAAGGCTTAGAGTGTACATACAAAAAGGTCCCAGGTATTTTTAGAGATTACTGTTATATATCTTTAGAAAAATCAGCAAAAAATAATAATTTTAAATCATTTTTATATAAAATCAGCGAGGTTATGGAATTACTTAAAGAAAGAAATTTTAAATAAAAATAAGGTTGATATTACTAAAAAAGGAGAAGAATAGATATGAATAATTTACAGATTTTTAATTACAAAGGCAATGAGATAAGAACAGTTGAAAAAGATGGTATTACTTGGTGGGTGCTGAAAGATGTTTGTATAGTGTTGGATATAAATCAGCCTATAAGAGTTGCAGAAAGGCTTGACGAAGATGAGGTGAGTCAAACTCACGTCATCGACAGTTTAGGCAGAGAGCAAAATACATACGTTATTAACGAAAGCGGTCTATACAATGTAATCCTTCGTTCTGACAAAGAAGAGGCAAAACCATTTAGAAAATGGGTGACAAGTGAGGTACTTCCGTCAATACGCAAATATGGCACATACGAATTAAAACAAAAACGTAGAAAGCCTGTTGATATTATATTTAAACAGAATATGAACATAGCAAAAAATATTTTGGAAAATATGGAAATAAAAAAAGAAAAAGCTTTTATTATTGCCATAGAAAGAACAGAGGAACTTACTGGAGAAGATTTAACAGCTTTTAAAAACTTAATTTTAACCACAAAAAATAGAACAGGATATTTAAGTATTTCCATGTTAAGCGATATAATGGGACTTCCAATAAAGGATACTAACAATTTGCTTGAAAACTGCAAATTCCAATATAGAAATGAAAAAAAACAATGGAAACTAACAGAAGAAGGACAAAAATACGGCGAAGAAATTTTATTTAATAGAAATGGTCGAAACTGTTGTCAAATTCGCTGGAATGAACGTATTCTTGATTTTATAGATGATAAAATAATGGATTAGTATGTAGGAAATAAAAAAGGGGCTTTTGCCCCTCCTAAAAAAACAAATAATAACGGTCTCATATGTATTATAACACATTTTCAAGGAGGGTAAAAGCATGAATTTTAAAGAGACGGAAGAAAAAATAAAAAATTATTTTGAAAATTTAGACGAGATAGAAAGATTAAATCTTAAAATGGAAAGGCTTATAGATTTAAAAGAAAAACTAAGGCAAAAAATAAATAATAGCGACGTCTCTCTTGAAAATGATGTAAAGTCTATAACATATGATGATGTGAAAGTACATACATTCTCTATATATTCTGTACAAGAAAGGGCTTTAGACAAAGCGTTTAATGATATGGAGAAACAAATAAAATACATAGAATACGACATAGAAAACATAGAAATTCAGATAAGCCTTTTAAGAAAAGAAAACAGCGATATAGAGTTTGTTATTGATAAACTTAATGATGAAAGCAGAACAATTATAGAACTAATTTATAAAGAAAATAAAAGTAATTTAAAGGCAGGAATTATAATGAATTTAGACGAATCTACAATAAGAAGAAAAAAAAGGTATATAATTTTAGATATAGCAAAGTTTTTAAATAATTTGTTTTAGATACCCGAATTTTTCCCGAATTTTTCCCGAGTTTTTCCCGAATTTTTCCCGAATTTCGTCCGGTTTTTTTATTATTTTATATGCTATAATATTATCATGAAAGATTAAAAAAAATTAAGGCAGGCGGTTAGCTTGTCTTTTTTTATGTCAAATATGGGGTGGTGGTATGGAACTTAATCCAAAACATAGGAAATTCATTGACGAATATTTAATAGATTTAAATGCTACAAGGGCGTATAAGACTGTTTATAAAGTCAAAGACGATAATGCGGCGGCAGTTGGCGGAAATAGGTTATTAAGAAATCCTAAGATTAAAGAGTATGTAGAAAAACAGTTTGATAAACTTCACAATGAAAAGACAGCAGACATGCAGGAAATTATTGAATATTTGACTTCTGTAATGCGTGGAATAAGTAAATCAGAGGTAGTTGTAGTAGAGGGAAAAGGCGAAGGGCGTTCTAAAGCAGTTAAAGTAAAAAAAGCTCCTGATGAAAAAGAAAAGCTTAAAGCAGCCGAACTATTAGGCAAGCGCTTTGGATTGTTTAAAGACAAATTTGAGATTGACGAGAATGTTTCTGTTGTTATAAAAGGCGGTGACGACCTTGAAGAATAAAGAAGTTAATGAGATATATTTACCGGATGTTGTAGGAAAAGGCTATAAAAAATTTTGGAACTTTAAAGGCAGGTTTAGAGTATGCAAAGGCTCACGAGCAAGCAAGAAAAGCAAAACAACAGCACTGAATTTTATAGTTAGGATTATGCAGTATCCTAACTCAAACTTGCTTGTAGTAAGAAAAACATTCAGAACATTAAAAGATAGTTGTTTTGCTGAATTAAAGTGGGCTGTATCAAGGCTTAAAGTTGAATCATTTTGGGACTGCAAATACTCACCTCTTGAAATGACTTACAAGCCAACAGGACAGAAAATATATTTTAGAGGACTTGACGACCCTTTAAAAGTTACCTCCATTGCAGTACCAGTAGGAGCATTGTGCTTTTTATGGATTGAAGAAGCATACGAAATAACAAAAGAAGAAGATTTTGATATGCTCCAGGAATCAATAAGGGGACAAGTACCTAATGGTCTGTTTAAACAAATTACATTAACATTTAATCCATGGAATGAACATCATTGGCTTAAAAAAAGATTTTTCGACTGTAAAGACAATGAGAATATTCTTGCCATGACAACAAATTATATGTGCAATGAATGGCTTGATAATTCAGACAGAAAGATGTTTGAGGATATGAAAAAGAATAATCCTAAAAGATATAAAGTTGCCGGATTGGGCGATTGGGGTATAGCAGATGGATTAATATATGAAAATTATGTAGAAGATAATTTTGATATAAATAAGGTTAGCAAAAGAAAAGGAGTTAAATCAGCCTTTGGATTGGACTTTGGTTATACTAATGATGAAACAGCTTTATTTTGCGGTTTAGTTGACGAATCGAAAAAAGAAATATATGTATTTGATGAAATTTATAAAAAGGCACTTACAAACAAAAAGATTTATGAGGAAATACATAAAAAAGGATATACAAAAGAAAAGATTACAGCCGACAGCGCAGAACCTAAATCTATTGATGAATTGAGAGAATTAGGGCTGTATAGAATAAGAAAGGCAAGGAAAGGAAAAGACAGTATTAATAATGGTATTCAATATATACAGGATTTTAAAATAATAATTCACCCTCGTTGTGTTAATTTCATAACTGAAATAAGCAGTTATACATGGGCTGAAGATAAGTTTGGAAATAAAATAAATAAACCTGTTGACGACTTTAACCATTTAATGGACGCTATGAGATATGCTATTGAAGAATTTACGGTAGGAAGTGTATTTAGTTTTGAGTAGACAGGAGGGTTAAAATGCTGTTTAATGAAACAATAAAAATCAATGAAATAATCAATCAAGGGCGTAATAAAGCTATGTCTGAGATAGAATTTTTTGAAAAAGAAATACAAGAGTTTTTACTTTCTCCTGTCCGCAAAGATATGTTTATAGGTGAGA